CCCTACCCGCGTGGGTGCTTGCCTTGTTGGACAAGTACCGCGCGGCTGTGCAGCGGGCAGCAGACGCCAAGCGCCTGTACGCCGGCCAGCGAGATGAGCAAGAATCCTACGAGGTCTGGGCTGCCACCTGCCCCGACACTGGACCTGACCCATACTACTGGGAGACGTCGAAAGCCGGACGACGTCGGATCTTGAAAGCATCCAACACTCGCATGTTGGCCCCTGGGCTCGTCGGACCTATCAATTTGGTCCTCGGGCCCAGCAAACAGGTACATGAGGTCTCCCGCAAAGCCGCAGGGGGGCACGTGCACACATATTTCTTCTACAACCTGCCAGTCAGGTGCACTGTGAACTGCGGTGACGCGGTCTACACGCGCTGGGCGCGGGCATATGGGGAAAATGACGACCACACAAGTGGTTGTCTCAGCCGTTGGATGGGGGCCTACGCCCGGTTTGTCGCCGGGCGGCCACCGCTCGAGCGCGTCGCGGTTGAACAGTTCCGTGAGGAGCTGGACATACCAGGCGCGTTCGATGAGAACCAGAAGAGGCTGTTGTGTGAGTCAGACGAGACTGCTGTTGAGGCCAACCCCAAAGACCTGGGTGAGCTACCGTTGTGCCGCACCTTCATCAAGATGGAGCTGAACCCAGCCAAAGAGCAGCTGCCGAAAGCTAGGGCCATTGTTACGATGCCCCCGCTACTGGCGGCCAGGCTCATGGTTGTGGCGAAAGCCCTGACGCGATATGAGGTGCGTGCGAACGCGTATGACAACGTCACGTACGGTTACCCGTACAGCCCCCTCGTCTGGGGGGCTTGGCTTACCCGCTGCATGGACCGCGGGCTGACATACGGGGTGGAGGCGGATGGGGCGCAGTTCGAGACGAGGTTCTCGTTCTCCGCCAAGGCGATGCTGTACCAGGCTTGTTTGTTTGGTACTGACGTTGCCAACCACCCGACCCTGCTCCAAGCGTTGGCTCTTGGCACGTGCTGCCCTTCTCGTGTCCGCATGCCCAACGGGCGTGAGGTCGTCACGGTGATCCAAACCAGTGGCTCACCTTTTACTACCGTAGGCAACTCCCTTGTCTCGGCCGTTCTCATGACGCACATCGCGTATAGGTGTGGTCTTACGGCGCAAGACTGGGCGGGCCTCGTGGTGGGGGACGATTCGATCATGGCGACTAGGAGGCCTTTGGATTTCGCACGCGTTGTGGATTACGCGCGCGAGCTGGGATTTGAGCTGACCGGCCGGGCTTTGGATAGCCTGGACCGGGGATGCTTCTGCAGTAGGCGTGCAGTGCCTGCTGAGTACGAGATAGATGCCCCGGGCACGGAGTGGGACAGGCAGTTTTCGCGCTACCTGTACGTACCTTTCGTGTTCAAGGCGCTACTCAAGCTCGGCTGCTGCCCCGACACGCGGCCCCTGATCAGGGCCGTAGCAGAGCGTTACGTCTCGCTCCGCGACAACGCGGACTGGGTCGGCGGTTGCCCGTTCTACCGCCGGCTTACGGAGGCACTGCTCAGCCGCATGGAGTCTGTTTACCGCGATTACGTCGCTCGGTACCCCGCGGAGCC